GACGCTGATGTTGCCCTGCTTGTCTACCTGGAACGCATCGTTGACCAACACGCGAATGTTGACGTTCGCGTCTTTCGACCACTTCACCAGGCAGGCGTCAACCAACGCCTTGGCCGCTTTGAGCTGCTCGCCAAAAACGATGTAATCCTGCATCTGGCGTACCAGCTTGTATTTGCCGTCAAACGTCATCAAGGTAACGTTGCCCTTCTCGCCGCCGAAGCGCACGCCGTATTGCTCCATGCTGGCTTGCACAAAGCTGGCGACGTCGGCCATCGCATCTTCTTTGAACTTGCGCAGCCGCTCGGCCTCGATCTGCGCACGGGCAAACAGGTCGCGCACGGTCTGATCGCGCAGCTTGTCAATGTCGCGTACGTTGGCTTCGGGTACCAGATTGCCCTGCGTATCCTGCCAGTAACCGGCAGGTACGCTCGGGGCGGGTGTGTTGGATGTATGCGTTTTCATAGTCGGATTTCCTGATGCAGTCTCATACGTCGGTCGCGCCGATCCAGATGCGTTTGTCGGCAATACGCTTGAGCAACGCGAACGCATCGGGTCTGACCCAGCCATACGTCCGCTCTTTCTGATAGCGGGTGTAAATCTTCGATATCTGCTCGTACTCGTCGCCCGGCGCGGCGTTCTGCAATGCCGCGTACAGCACCGCCTCGAATCGCTCGCGCGTACGGGGTAGGCCAGTCTTACGCATGGTCAGATTCCTTCTGTCCTGGTTGATGGGAACGCAGCCGCTGCTTTAGCGATTGCAGGTTTTCGCGCACGTGTGCAGGCATGCCCGTGCGTGCCGACTCGTGTGAAATCACCGCCTGTTGCGCCCGCTCGGGTGCAGCACCTACGCCGGAATGCCCCGCGCGCTGCTGCTCGCGCAGGGTTTCGGCCTTGGCCTCGCTTTTGCTGCTCATGCGGGCGATGACTTCAAGTAGATAACCGTGCGATTTCAGCGGTAGGCTCAAACCTCCTTGGTGTGCCGCGTTCAGCACCGCTTCAAAGGCGCTCTGCCAGTACGCCATCGGCGCAGGCCATGTGCGACCGCCGCGTTGAATTTCCGCCGCCCGCATCGCCGGGGTAATCTCGCCAATCAACGCGGCTAAGCGGCTGTACGCCATGCGGGACTTGGCAGGTGCGAACAGCCCGATGTAGCGCAGCATCGGCTTGATCAAGGTCTCGCCCGCCGGATGCACGGCGATCACGGCATTGAGCGCATCGCGTACCGAATCCTCGGACAAGAACACATCCAAGCTCGCAGTGGCGCGGCAGTTCGGGCAGGTCACAGTCGGTAATGGCATGCTGCACTCACAATGTGATGCGCGCGAGCAGCCACGCTGTGCGCACAGTATTGCCACGCTGCAAATACCAGTACAGAAAATCCAACAGGCGTTTCTGTACGCGCTTTTGCCGATGTGTTTTCATGACTGACCCCTTCATTTGAATATGGAAAGGACAAAGCCAATCGCCAAAACGATCATCGTCCAGCCGAGAAATACATCACCTTCACACATGGCACTCTCCCCTTCAAACTTCATGGATGATGTCGGCGGAAACCACTGGCGCGCCATGCGCGGCGGCCAGATTCAAGGCTGCTGTGGTCAGGTTGTGCACGGCAAGCGGGTACAGCAACGTGTGCGCCACGTGGCCGCGCGGCACAGGGGGAGCCAGTCGGGTATGGATGGCGTGTACGGCGCTCGCATCCAGTACACGCCCCAATTCCGCACCGGCCGCTTTGAAGCGGAATGCCAGGTATTCGGGCAGGTCAGACCCCAGCGCAGGTAGCGTCACGACTTCGCAGCGCTGCACGACCTCGCGCACACTGGCGTTTTGCTCGGATAATTTCTCGGCAAGCTCCGGCTGGCCGATCAACAGGATGGACAGCAGCTTGGTAAAGCCCACCTCCAACTCTGTAAAGCGCTTCAAGTGCTTCAAAGTCGCAATCGGCAGCGCGTGCGCCTCTTCGATAATCAGTACGTGGCGGTGGCCGGATTGATGCGACGCTTGCAGTTCCTGATGAATCTTGCGGAATCTCGTCTCGCTGGAAGACGGCACGCGCATCTGCGGCGCAATCTCGGCCAGAATCGCCTCGGCAATGTGCGTGGCCCGCATCACGTTTCCCCGCTCGCTGCGGTCATCCATGCCCAAAATCGAATATGGCTGAATGATGCGCACCGGCTCGCCGTCTTGCGTAATCCGCTCGATCAGGTCGCGACGCAGCGTGGATTTGCCGGAACCGGATTCGCCAATGACGGCCATAAAGCCCCCGCGCTTGGCTGCATCCAGCATCG